TATCAAAAGGAATAGTACGTGAAACCCAAACTTTCAATCCGGCAATATCGGTATCCCCATAAGTAATTTGATTAGCAAATTCATCAGCAAGTATTTCCCCTATCCGATCTCTGATCAGTTCAAAATTAGATTGTAATATTCTTCCGCTGATTACACTCATTCTAAATCTCCTAAAATACAAACTATAACTCCTAACGATTCATCCGGAAACCATTCTCTTACCACATAAGTACAAACATTCCCCGTACTATCTTTTACTGCTACTTGGTGATCTCTCAAGCTTACTTCGCCATTCACTCTAACCAGATAGCCCACATCATTAAAAAAACTTTCATTCACAGTTACACTTGCCTGCTTAGTATTCACCCGCTGTCCTGTCTCTCCGTTAATCCCTATGTGATGCTTTGTATGCAACCCTTGCAACGTAAACATCTGTGAGTTATTGAAAGTAAAGTCAAATGTATAATCAAACGGCCCTGCTGTTGGAGTCTTGAACGTCATCAAGACGGCCCACTCGCTTAGGTCTGTGGTAATTCGCTTAATGTCATCTCTAGCTATTTCAAGTAAGCTCATATTTAAAAAGTAAACCCCTTCCCTTTTCAGGAGAAGGGGCACCCCAAAGTCGTCATGGCAATGACTACACTAAGTTCTTCATTGTATATATTTGGTCTACCGCTACCGGGATAGCCAAACCTGCTGACTGAATATCGAAATCATGTTTCGCGTTCCTTGTATCAAGGAATTGGCCCATTACAAACTCTCCTTGCACTGGCAATTGTCCAGGCTCACCAACCAACTGTGGTACTGCTGCAAATCCAAACTTGAAGTTAGGACGCTCAGGGATCAAAGTCACCTGACCACTTGGAATGTAAGGAGTAGATGTAAATACCGGAGCCGCGTCAGTTCCACTCTTCAGATCATAGAACTGAGGATATGCCCAAAGCTGTACTTTGAACGATCCTGCGGTTACTGTACCGTGATAGGTTGCACCCACTGCATTCCGCTGAGGGCCATGTACCTGATCAAGGGCCATGTTAAACAAGTTCTGACGAGTCGTGAAGGTTGTATTTGCAAGCAATGCTGCAAGAGCATCACCCGCACAGATAGCGTTAAATACACTGTCGGCCGAACGTCCTACTTGACGTAAGAACAAACATCCGGTTTCGAATTGGTTGAAAGGGTTTGTGGCCCCTGTGCTCCACTTGTTTGCGCTCAGGTCAACAATAGATGTTGCCTTGCGCTTGAAGTCGATGTTTGTGCCTGATCTTACAACAACAATTCCGTTGTTGAAGAAAACTTGTGAGCACTGAAGCTCGTAAGCTCTTTCAATCTTGTCGCGCAGCAATCCGATCTTATCAGCAACCTTGTTCATCAAGGCTGCAAACATTGGTGCTTGTGCATTTCCTTGTGAGCCAAGAACACGATCATAAAGATCAAGTTCAGTGGCATCGAAGTACTCCCGATAGAGAGGAGGCAAGAACACTTTCTCAGTAGAACGATAGAAGGAGTTACGTTGTCCCTCGGTTCCACGAACTACATCAACGGCAACTTTTTCACCCATTCTTTCTACCTCAATAGAAAGTTCCTTGGTTGGCTCCGTTACTGCCGGGAAGAATGAACGAAGGAATTGAGTCGGGTAAATTCTTTCCTGATAGACTTGGATAAGTCCTTTGGTAAAGAGTGCCCTTGCATCGGTTACTGCTATTTCAGCCATTGTCGTTAATTTTAGTTATCGTAGTCGGTCATTTCGGTTGAGTACCGGATCAAAATTCCATAAGCTTTCAAATGGTCTTGCATGCTGCGGCCCGCAATCACTGTTGCTAAACTATCTCCACCATAGAAGATCAGTTTCCCGGCATTCACATCTCCATCCACGCACATCGCAATAGATTGAGTTTGTCCCTGAGATAGCACAACATCTTGTGCGAGCACACCGATAGGGAATTGACTTCCATCAAGCGCCCCTGAAATACAGGGGATGACGTTTTGTGAAGATGCTATTCGGCCGAGCACAGTCCCCATCAAAATCGTCTGAGAACCATAACCAGGGTTTTCCAAAAGAACATCTTGCTCATACCTGTTGTTGAGCAAAAAGACTTTCGATAAGTCGTAATCAGTGGTAAGCTGATTTGATGTGTTATTGCGTTGGCTTATGTTACTCATGATATTTTATTTAAGGACTTTGTCAACAAATGCTACTTCAGCTTTCTTCTCGCCTTTGAGGCCCGCTGCGGATAATACATCTTTTAGGAAAGCCGCTTCTTTTTCTTCTTTCTCCTTTTGTTCCTTTGGCTTTTCTTTTGTGGAAGTTTCTTCGGTATTGCTAGTTTTAATTGTCACTTTGCCAGCTTCTTTCAAAGCTTCGAGACTTCCAGCGGTTGCAATCTTCAAATTGAACTCAGCCATTTGTTTCATGGTGAGTGGCTTGCCACTTTCAATTGCTGCCTTCACTCCTGCGGGATCAACTTCAGCATAAACCATGCAAGCTTCTACACGTTCTTTTTCTGCTGTCTGTCCTTGTGTGACTCCGAGATTAAAAATCTCATTGTATACTGCTGGGTGCTGGGCTTGGATTTCTTCGCGTGTCATGGCTTTAATTTTTGTTTCGGTTTTTGGCGGCTCTATTGATGCTGCCTTTTTATAATCTTCTAATGAATTGCAAGTTGTGAACTTCGCCATCATTGTTTTTAGTTCAGCTTCTTTCTTTGGAGTAATCTTCACTAAACTTCCTGCTAACCCAATCGCCTTTAAATCTTTCCCGGTTAACAAAACTTCTTCGCGGGCCTCCATTGAAAAAATGTCTTTCAATTTCAAGTTCTTGTCTTTCATCTGAGGAAGATTCTCAAGCGCCTCTACATCTATTCTTGCCCTCATCGCTTTCTCTAAATCCTTATTTGTTTTTGTTAGAGACTCTTCCATCATACTGCCAGGAAAAGAACTATCTCCTTCAATCCAATCAGGATAAGCAGCGCGATGAAAACATGCTTGTGTTACATCGAGAACCTCAACCTTTTCTTTTGGCACGTAGCACAAAATAAAAAGTCCCATTGAATGACATGCTGAACCAACTTTTACAAAGAACGAATCTGCATTTTCCTGAACCTTTCTGATTACTTCAATCCCATATTCAGGAGAACCGCCATCAACATTTACTCTCAATTCTAAATCAATTTCTGGATCATCTTCGAGAGCTTCTTTCATTTGGCTGAAGAAGTAGAGAGCATTGTACTCACTAATTCGACCGTATAAAAGAATGTCCTTGGCCATAATTCACTGTGAAGATTGACTTAGTTTATTAATTCAAAAATTTTTGTCCCACATATAGGGAAAAAATAATAAATTTACGTCATGGCAAAACCTAATGACGACGAGATACGAGTGAGGAGATTAAATCCTCAATTGAAAACGGAAGCCGTTAATATCTCAAAGAATCTCGGAGTAGGATTAAACTCGCTACTCAAACCCCTAATCTCACAATTTGTAAATAGCTATCCTCCACACATGAGGAAACCAAAACAAGATTAACCTTTCGCCCCTGAAGTTGATTTCGCTGCCGGAGTTGGCGGCTCAGGAATTTTCACATCTAACTCGATACTTCTCTTCAACTCCTTAGCATACTGTTCCAAGTTTGCTTTAGAATCTCCTCCCCCTAATTCTTCTGTAGCTGCTTCAATTGTAGTCAATGGTATTGCTGCGGCAGTAACCCCGAGCTTTAATCGTTGAGCTTGAACTTCTTTCTGAGGATCAATGTGCGGCACTGCTGCTCCGGCATAGCGAGCATTGATATATGCCTCCATTACCATCCAATTATTACTCAAGAAAGCTTGTAAATATCCAGGCGCTTTAATTTTTCCTGAAAGAATTTCGGTATGTAGCCAAAATTTATAAACAGGCTTCATGAATTGCGATCCGAAATCGTATCGTTCTACATTCAAGGTATGCTCCCAATCTTTGATTGCTGCTCGACTCGCTGAATAGTTTTCATTGTACATTGCCAAGGCTACATCAGGAGGAACATTAAGACATGCACAAACTATTTGCAGGTTGCTCATGTAGAAATCCTTGAACAATGTCTCGTTCTTAGAATCTAGTGCCTTCATCTCAGACCCAATAGGCATGTTATAGGTTTGCTTATTAGTGCTGGCTGCTACTTCGTTTGCTAATTGTTTCCCTTCCAATGAAACCGGAAGAGTATCATTCACAATATTGTCGTAATCATGAGCCTTGGCAAGTTGTGCTGTCAACGGACTCTCTCCATCGGAGAAGGCTTTGTGTACAATTTGATAAACAATCTTTGCGCGCTCTTCTGCGCTGCCTAGAGTAGCTTCTTTGTAGCGTTCCATCTTCTTAAGTGTTTCAAGAACAGAAACAAGAATAGGAACTCCTCTCATGTTATCGATACGATGATAAGAACCATAAACTAAAAATGCTGTTGTCAATCTTCCATCAGGAGTTTTTGCGGGCACTCGCTGCGTATCAAAAGTAAGTCCAGGTTTGCGAACATGATAGGCAATGTGCTCGTTTGTTTCTTTGCTGTACTCCACTCCATTCAAAATACGATTTCCATTATCAGCAATGTAAGGATACCACTCATTACCGTATTTAGGAGATACAATATGGCTACCATCAACTAACTGAATATTTACATTGTTATCCTCTCCGTATCGAAGAAGGACAAGAACATCTCCCCCAAGTTTTGAATTAACTAAAGTTTGACCCTCAATCCAATTAAGATTTCTTAGTTTATTATAATCAGATAGGTTAGATTCTGCAAATATTCCAAAACGAGCTTCAACAGTTTGAGAAAAAGCCTCTGCGTCCAGGTCGATGCCTTCAGATTTTAAAACTTCAATCTTGGGTTCAGATTGTAATTTCAATCCCTTACTACCTGTTACCCATGCTTTGTATTTGTTAATGATTATTCGGGTAAGATCGTTCTCAACATACGACTGCCATGAACGAAGCCGTAAAGCTTCATAATCCATGACCCAATTTTTAATAAGACCAACCTCACCAAGATTTTTTTCTCCTGTATAGTTCTGTGCAAAGATTGGCGACCATTGACCATTTCCGTAGCCAGAAAATGAAGCAGACTTTTTAGGACGTTCGTCTTTTTCACGGCGACCAATGCTTCCTAAAAAATTCCAAAATCCTTTATCTGCCATATCTCCAATTTCTTCGAGTGACGTTCTTACTATCTACCAAGCGAACCATTCTTCCGTTGAGTTGATTCACATAAACGTTTCTTATCTTCTGAAAATCTCTTATTGCTGAAGCAACTCCAACCGATCCCTTATAAATTGTTTTGATTATTGTTTGACCATCATTAAGAGAATATTCTTGAATGGTGTCCTTGCCTGCCATATCCAAGGCAGTGGTAATAAGCATATCAATGATTTCATCTAATGCTTGTATCTTCCCTAAGAGGGTTGACTTAGATTGAACGTAGATACCACAGGTTTCATAGACGACCATACTCAAAGGTATTATAAAGTTTTAACAGTATCAATTTTAGCTCCTGTTATGTCAGCCGTTGAAGCCGTCCCAGGTGTTGGGGTTGTTGCTGAACTACCTC